ATAGATTAATTTACTCTGATAAGAGTCTTGCAACTTATATTCAAAATGATAAGATGGAGATTAAAGCAAAAAAACTTCAAGAGATTAATTTAAAAAAACAAAAAATCTTGTCGGAGTTGGAGGCATTAAAAAATGGGTAAATTAAAAGATCAACTTGCAGGCATAGCAGCTTTAGTAGCAGCTATTGTTGCAATCGGTGGTGGTTTTGTAAAGTATGGAGAAGTTATGACTAAATTAGAAGTACTAGAAGGTGCATCTAAAGGTATTGACATGAGTTTTTTATCTGAGATAGAAGTTTTAAAAGAAAAAGTTAATTCATTAAGTACAGAACATGGTCACACAAAAATACTAGTTAACGAAAAACAAATAGAATTATTACAAGTACAAATAGACGAGATAAAAGCATCTTCTTCTAATCCACTAGCAAATTAATGGGTATTAAAAATACAATACGATTTAAGACAGAAGTTGTTGGTGGTGTATGTCCAGAATGTAATGAAGACACAATTTTAGTATCAGTTGTGCCAGAAATATATAAATGCACTATATGTGGTGAAAATCTTAGACAACATATTAATGGTAAAATTAGTTATATACCAACCATAGCATTATCTGAGAAAGAAAAACATAAACTAATACTAAAAGATGGTCAAGAAGTCTAAAAGTTTATACTCAAGAGTACCACACGAGCCAATATTTCATAAAACAAGCATAGGTAGAAATCCTAGTCTTACAAAAATGAACAAAAGTAAGCGACGTATGTTCAAAAAATATCGTGGCCAAGGCCGTTAGGGGTTGACAAATATCATTTGATATCCTATATAGAAAGAAAAGAAAGGAACATATGAAAACAGTAACAATAAATGTAGAAGGTGCATCACAAGGACAATGGTCGACATTTTTATTAGAGTTAAATTTAATGAAAAAAATGTGGAAAAGCTATGGTGTTCACGCAACATTAAAAGCACCAAGCATTAATAAAATAATAGCATTGGGGACTACAAACAATGAAAAAATTAGAAAAAATAGACGAAGCGGCAAATAATTATAACAAAACTAAAAATTTATATTACAAAGATCTTTGGTATAAATTAATAAAGGAGTTTGCAAATGGACCTCATACTATTGAACGACGGACTTTATCAACTAGTGGAAGTGACAAAAGAGATGATGGTTGGTATCGAGTTATTGAATGAGGTAGATTGTTTTGATCTTTGCGATATATTAAGATTGCATTTAACTACTTATTACGAACATCCGATTAACGCACATGTTATGAAAGATGGTAGTGGTGATATGTTTGGTTGTATATGCCACGAATAGATTTGAAAAGGACCTGCGTCCATGTAATGCCTAGCGCTAGCCTCTGTACGACAACCGTTGATCTGGCTGAGGGTTCGTCCCATTCCAGAGAGGTGTGGAGCCTTTGCTCTCCTAGAAGTACGTGCACGGAAACTAGGGGGGTTAATATGAACACACCTATCCAAAGAGAGAGTAAGATGGATAGGTTAATTGTGGTGAGAATTTAAGGCCTAACACAATTTAGACATATTGTCAAATACTTGCATCTTCTTTGCAACTAAACGCAGTAAAAACTCTATTGTTATCAACAAAATCTGTACTAAATTCTCTAAGTAATATACTAGAATAATCATAACCATAATAAGCACATTCATGATAAGTTTTAAAATCATTTATGGGTGTGTCTATAAGTTGACACTCATTGCCAGGAACAGCGCTACATAAAAACATTATTAATACAAATTTTGTCATTGACTTTTATTATTAATCTCCTATATTATCATCATAATTAAATGAAAGGAATTATGACGGATATAACTAAATACAGAAATGTATCATTAACACATGACACATACAAGAAATTGATTGAGCTATCGAAGGTCTTATTGCCCGATGCCAAATTGTCAATCAGTAAAACCATTGAATCAATCGCAAACGAGAAAGTGAAGAAGTTAAATGGCAAAATTAAAAAAAGCTAGAGTAAGAATACATATATGTCCTACCTGTAAAGGTAATGGATTTGTAAAAGTTGCAAGTATAGAAAGAGATGATTACACAGTACATCAATGTTGGGACTGTGATTCAGAAGGAGAGTTTTATGAAACAAACCATGATGGTCTTATTGACGATGGTAATTCTCACAGCCTGCACTAAAATTGATTACAACCCATGGACCACGGTGGTTAAAATGGTAGTACAAAATGGCTCACAGTAAACACATAAAAGGTAATCGTGCAGAATTAATTGCTGCCGAACATTTTATGAATTTAGGATATTCAGTACATCGTAATATGTCAGGACATGGACCCGTCGATTTAGTTTTAATTGATGAGGATGGCATGGGTGATGTCATATTAATAGATGTTAAAGCATTAAGTCTAAGAACTAAAAACGGTTGGAAGGTATGCAGGACACCTACAAAAAAACAACAAGAGCTTGATGTACAATTAATTTTTGTAAATTTAGATACGAGAGAAGTGTTGGATGCCATGCCTAAGAAAAAAGATAAAAAAATTAAGAGAGATAAAAAAATTAAAATAGATACTAAAAACGTTGTAAATATAAAAGAATATATGAAAACGCATATGCCGGAATAATTTATGAGTAAAAAAGAAAAATGGGATGGTAGGTCTAGAGTATCAACAGATGCATATCGTGAAAATTTTGATAAAATATTTAAAAATAAAAAATATAGAGGTGATGAGACCTTTGATGAATTATTAGAAATAGAAGAAAACGAAAAATATTTAAAAGAGTTAAAAAATAAAATATGATGAACGATAAAATTTTATCTAATGTTGTAGCATTTGTTTTGATTATAACTATGGGTTTTGTTTGTATGATATTTATGGATCTTGATAGTATATGGAAAGAAATATTAAATTATAAACAAAGAATACGTAATCTTGAAACTTTAATTTTAATACATCATAATGATATGGGTAAAATTGGTTGTAGTATATGATGAGTGATAAAGATTTAAAAGAATATCAAGATAATATCCGATTGGTTCAAGGTATAAAAATAAGTAATAAATACAAGTATATACAAGGAAAACAGATCACGGATCATGGAACTGGGACCAGGGTTTATGACATAAATAATTCTCGACTTCCAAGCGTAACTACGATATTAGGCGCTACCAAAGATCAACAATTTTTAAAAGATTGGAAGGCCAAAGTTGGAGAACAACGAGCA